CAACCATCTTTAAGTGAGAATAAGGGGATTGTTTCTAACTTCAACATAAGCCCATTTTTGGTCTCTAGGATGATTCCTATACTCTGATACTTCTTCTTAGTTTTACCCTCTTTATCTTGATACTCGGATACTGCTGCTTTGATGTAATATTTTATGGCCATTTCATTCACCTTTCATTAATTGCATTTCTACTTCCACTTCATTCAAGAACTTCAAAACTTCTTCTTCCATCTTCTTAATAAATTCTTCATCACGCATAACTTCTTCTATATACAACTGTGATCTAGCTGGCATCCTTGGGTCAAATGAAACGAACCAGACTGACTTAGCATTTGTACAACTCATTTGTGCTTGGATTTGGGTATAGTATTTAGATGGGCAACCATCCTTAAAATATGACCAATGTACTGCACTCTGATATGGACATTTTAATTCCAGTAAAGAATCACCAATAACACCATCAGGACTACATCCAAAGTTTTTAATAGTAGGATGATCTACAAATGCTACTTGATCTACAAACACATTATGAGCAACTTCAAACGCTGTTCTAGCAGTCTGTTCATTGTCCTTACCCCATTGCATAGCATCATTGGTATACGAGGCTTCTATAACCCCTGTAACCCTTTGTAACGCTAATTCAATCAGATAATTACCTCTTGATGCTGATACACCTGTTTTAGTCTTAGCTAGAACATCTGCTACACGACTAGCTGTCACTTTGCCTCTACGAATCTCTAACCAGGCATCTGTTCCTTGTTCTACTTCTTTATATAATTCAGTCATTTTTTTCCTCTGTTGTATAGAACCAATCGTTACTTGTTGTCCACTTTCTTGTACCATCTACTGACCATCTATGTTGTGCTGCTTGAAAATCAGGAAACTTTATTTCATTAGGTATTAAACTTTGGTCATACCATAAACAACGATTATTTGGCTGACAAGCAAATTGGCCATTTTCTAATTGAATAAAGTTAAAACTTTTATGTTCTTCAGCTTGTTCTGTAAAAGTCGTATCTAAGTCACCATCTGCACAGAAATCAACTGTAAATAAGTAATTACCAAAGTGCCACTCTTTGTCTTTACCTAGAAACTTGACTCCTAAGTTACGAAGTGCAATTTTCTCAATTACAGTAAATCTATAACCCATGCAATCCCATAACTGTAAAAAATCAACAGGTAAGTCACCATGATCTTCTTTCCATACATACGCTGATATAGGTAGCTTGTCGTACAAAGCACCATAATTAGGTAGTAGTGACTCAATACGAAATACTTGTCCTCTAAGAGCCTTTAAACTAATCCATACGCAAGGTTCTAGTTCCCCATGACCTTTAGTAAAGTTATATAAGTATTCTCTACGAACAAAGCATTTAAGTGGGGGTAATGATGCAACAATAAAACTCATATCAATTCCTTTTTGTGAAAGTCTTTTAGAGTTTTTGGTTTATTTTTGTTTGCTTGTGATAATAATAATTTTGAAAAATTAACTATTTTTGCGTAATAAACTTTATCTGTAGCTTGTTCTTTAACAAAACATTTATGAATTAAATTATGTAATGTTTTTGAATCTAATTCTAATTTTGGGTGCATATACAAAGCAATAGAATCATTAAAAAAACTTTTATAAACTAATCCAAACCCTTGTTTGTCTATTTCTTGTAATTCTTGTGGTTTTATCCAAGCTACTGGTTTCACCTATCACTCCTCTCTTGTTTGGCAGCGATACACATTTCAGCATACTTCTTAGGTATGTCTGGATGCCAACCTCCCATTAACATTGCACAATTTACCTCTGATTTTCTACCTAATTCAGTCAAATAAATGACAAATCCACACAGTAGAATACCTATTACTATTGACCAAAAGAACTCTCGACTCATAACACATCCTCCTTTTTATACTTGCGTTTAATGATAAAAGCTAGTTTTCTAAGTGCCATTCTTTCTATTTGTTCTACTTTAAATCGTGGTATTTGCAAGATATAAGCAACTTCTTCTTGCGTAAAGTGGTTATCACTTCTGTGTTCTTTCAAACTTTTCATCTATTTTCCTCAGTAAAGATTCAAGACGATGATTCCATAACTTAGAATCGACATTTTCAGGCCATGTTACTAGGTACTCTTTAATTGTTTCAGTAGCCACGATATAGTCTATTTCTTTTTGCTTGGATAATAAAGACTCTATTTGCTCACTTATTGTCATATTAGTTCTGCCTTTCTTTTATCCTTGGCCTTGGAAATACGATCAATTGCTGCCTTATCCTTTGATAACTCTTTATATGCTTGACCATAAGCACCTTTAAGCGTATCCATATCTAAGCACTCATTAATCATGTCGCACCAATTAGTGCAGAGATCAGTTAAATCAGGTGTTTCTTCATCAATCGCATCACTTGGTAAATCAGAACCAGCATAAACATATAATCCAATACCAAAACAGGCTATATTCTTAGCCAAGCACCTCATTTGTGAGTCACTAATTTTGCGTGAGTCTGGTGATTTAGCAGCGTTATTTCTGTTATCCATGACCGATAATTGCATTTCTAAAGTCTTACCGAATGCAGTAACTTCAGTCTTAACCATCATAGTATCGTTATAGATAATAGGCTCTAAGAACTTCCAAGTAGCTGTAGAATCGTTTTGTAAGAGAATGTCAAGGGCATAAGTCCAACTTAAATAGGTTAATTGTCCTTTCTTTTCTGTGTGTTCGTTTACATTAATAAGTCGTAATTCGTTAAAAGTCTTCATTTAAATCTCCATTGTGAAATTCTCGTTCGGCTTGTTGTGTAGCTAGTTTATAAGCAAAGTCATAGGTTTTTAGGTAAATGTAATTACCTAAACCTTGCATATTGTTTTCGTTTACATAGTCAGCTACTTGTTGATTTTCTTTAACTGTAAACTCAGCAACAGCCTCATTAACTAAGTTAGCTGGTTTATAGTCAGTCTTGATAAGTTGGTTAATACGATCATCAATTAGTTCTTGACCATCGTCAGATAGTGGGTCAATCCATAACATTAGAAACCTCCAGTTTTGTAGATATAGATTAAAGCCAATGTAAGGCTCATTAGGACTGTAAAGATAGTTCCGTATATGTAGTCTTTCATGATTAAGCCAAGTCAACCATCAAGTCAGCAATTTCGCTAATTGACATATTGTTATATTGAGTCATATCTTCAGACTCAGCAAAGGCAAATACTTTTTTAGGAACTCGTAAGCCAACTTCTTTCATTGCTTTAAGTTCAGCTATAACTTTTTGATTGATAACTATTTCTTTGTTCATCTTCATTTCCCTTTCGTTTCATTTAATAAAATTTACTGCATGAATACACTTTAAACCATAAAATATCACAAGTCAACACTTTTATTAAAATATATTTATTTATTTTTGTTGCATTTTATCACAAATTCGTGATAAGATTCGAATTAAGGAGGATTTATGGAAGAAATTAAGAATATATTGCAAGCAGAATTTGGTACTTTAGATGAATTGTCTAAGATGCTAGGTGTTAGAAATACTGCAATTTATAACTGGATGGCAAGAGGACAAATACCTATTAAACATCTACGCAAACTGAACAATTTATCTCAGGGTAGATTGACAAAAGAGATGCTTAGACCAGACTTATTTGGAGAATAAAATGCACTATTATCAGCATAATATTGGAGACTATCGTAAAGATACAAGCCATTTAACATTGTTAGAACATGGCATTTATAGGCAATTACTTGATACATACTATTTGGATGAACAACCTTTAACTAATGATATTGCGAAATTGATGCGTTCGCATAGCGTTCGCAATGCAGACGAACAACAATCGCTTCAAAATGTATTAACTGACTTCTTTGTATTGACTGAAAGGGGTTACATTCATACTCGATGTGATAAAGAATTAGCTCATCTTTATGCAAAATCAGAAAGTGCTAGGGCAAGTGCTAATGCTCGTTGGGCTAGAAAGAATAAGGGAATTGATGCGAACGCATTGCAAACGCAATCCGAAGGCAATGCAATCGGTATGCTACCCAATACCCAATACCCAACACCCATTAACCCAATACCCAATATAAATACTATTACACCTGAAGGTGTTAGTGATGAAGTCTTTAAAGATTTTTGTAAGTTACGCAAAGGATTAAAAGCACCAGTTACTCAAACTGCAATTAATGGTTTAGCAAAAGAAGGACAAAAGGCTAATTTATCTCTTGAGCAAGTAATGATTCTTTGTTGTCAAAACGGTTGGAGAGGATTTAAGTCTGAGTGGATTAAAGAGAAAAAGACAGTTGAGCAAAGAAATAGCACAGTCATGTCTGGTTTAACTAGAGGAATAATAGGAGGAAATAAAGATGTCAGACTACTTGGAAAGTGATTTTTGTGATCCTGATGAAGGATTAGATTACCTTTTTGCTCGAATGGGTGCTATTTATGGTGCAACCTTTATCAGACATTGGGAAGGAGTTGATCTTGAGATAGTTCGAGATACTTGGAAAGAAGTCTTAGGAATCTATTTAACTTATCGGCCTAAACTCGATCAAGCTATTTATTCAATGAATGATACTTTTATTCCAAGTGCATTAGCTGTAAAAAAGTTATGTATGACTGGTGAACGAATCCCATCTAAACCTAATTACGAGATTGGATATGAAACAAATTATATATCTCAAGATAAAGAGTTTGTGCAAGAGCAATTAAAAATAATACATGAAATGATCAAAAATAAATCTTACAAAGGTAATTAATGAAGATTCTTGTAGCTTGCGAGTTTAGTGGAACAGTAAGGGATGCGTTTATTAAAAATGGGCATAAAGCAGTTTCATGCGACATTTTGCCAACTGATGCAGCAGGGCCACATATTCAAGATGATTTATTAGAAGTTTTGAAATATACACATAAATGGGATTTAATGATTGCTCATCCTCCATGTACTTATTTGTCTAACGCTGGTGCAAGACATTTATATCCAAAGGGTGAATTAAATCAAGAAAGGTTAGAAAAAGGTTTAATTGCAAAACAATTTTTTATGACTATTTACAACGCAAATATATCAATGATTTGCATAGAAAACCCAGTTCCATCAAAAGTTTATGAATTGCCAAGATATAACCAAGTAATTCAACCTTACGAATTTGGGCATGAATTTTCTAAAAAAACTTGTTTATGGCTTAAAAATTTACCTCCATTAATGGCTACGATGATGGTTCAGCACAATGAAAGCACAAAGAAGGCTGGTAATTGGTTTAATAAAGGTGGCAAAGATAGGCAGAAAAACAGAGCAAAAACATTTCAAGGAATAGCCGATGCAATGGCTGAACAATGGGGAAACTAATGAATTTAGAAAACTTAAACGAAAACAGAGTAGAAATTGCATTAAAAATGCTATCTTCTAGCGATGAAGATCATGCGAATCTATCAGGACAGGTTAAATACCTTGAGGAAGCAATAAAACAAGCCAAGGCTCATGTATTTTTACAATCTGAGGGGACAGTAGCAGAAAGGCAAGAAAAAGCCTTAGACAGCGTTTTATACGATGATGCACTTAAAGCATGGATAGAGACATACAAGCAATTTAAGATATTAGATAACAAAAGGCAACATGAAGTAAGAATTATTGAGATATTTCAAACACTTAGTGCTAACAGACGGAAAGGAATGTTATGATTGATCATCCATTTTTAATATTGCAACACCTAATTAGGAATTATTCAGAGGCTTGTAATAATCAGGATTATGTTGCAGCGTATCAAATAGCTGTAGATATTACAGATCAAGCACAGAAACTAGAGACTTTTGCACAAGAACTAGCCAATGACTAAAGCACAGAGACAACATTACGACAAAATTGCACGACTAGGTTGCAGTTTATGTCGATTTGTCTTAAAAATAGAGGATAGTCCCTGCCATTTGCATCATATTCGTAGAGCTGGCAAGAGAAAAGATGCACCTGTAATAGGCTTATGCCCAATCCATCACCAAGGAAGTAATACAGGGATTCATGGACTTGGCAGAAAAGCATTTGAGGAGTTGTATTCCACGACTGAAGAAGAATTATTAGAATTGACATTGGCTATATTATGATTACTTTTCCTTGGTATCCTAAAGAATTGAATCCCAATAGTAGTTGTCATTATCACGAAAAAGCTAAAAAAAAGGCTATTTACAAAGATATTTGCTATTGGACAACAAAAGAGGCTAAGATACAAAAAGGTGATTACTCAGAACTAAGTATTGTCTTTTACAAACCAAATAGACGATGGATGGACTTGGATAATATGTTAGCAAGCATCAAAAGTGGTCTAGATGGGATGTGCTTGGCTCTTGAGATGGATGATAGGTGCTTTACAAAAATAACAATAGAAATACATAAAGATATTTGTGGATTGATAAAAATTGAGTTAAAATAGTAAAAAGGGGGGTATTTATGGAACAAATGGCACTTTTCTTAGTTACTTTGCTACATTCAGGGACTAATACCCATCTTCAGCATTGGACAACAAAATCGTATGCACAACACAAAGCCCTTGGCCATTTTTACGAGAACATAATCACGCACACAGATGCACTAGCTGAGGCATATTTTGGTGTTTATGGACAAATAACTAAGTTTCCTGATACTTATCACTTGCCTAGAGGTGAACCTTTAGGATACCTACAGTCATTACAGAAGTTTGTTAAAGATGCAAGAGGTGATTTACCTAAAGATTCTGAGATTGTGCAATTAATTGATAACATTGCTCAAGAGATCGATACCACGATATACCTATTAAAGTTTAAATCATGAGTCGTAGAGACCAGATCGAAGCTGCAATAGAAAAAACGACTAAGGGTAAGGATAGGAATTATCTACCTACAGAACAGGGTGCAGGGATGACTGCTAAAGGTAGAGCAGAGTATAACGCTAAGAACAATGCTAATCTAAAAGCACCACAAAAGAGTGGAAAGAGGCATGATAGTTTCTGTGCAAGGATGCAAGGAGTAGTAAATAACGCAAAGGGTGATGCACCTAGAGCCAAAGCAAGTTTAAAACGATGGGGATGCTAATGAAAAACGGACTATACGCAAATATTCACGCCAAGAGAGAACGAATAGCAAAAGGTTCTGGCGAGAAAATGAACAAGGTAGGCTCAAAGGATGCACCTACTGCTAAAGACTTTAAAGAGTCAGCTAAGACTGCTAGACGAGAAACAATTACAGAAGCATACGATAGGCTCATGAAGGATTAACAATGGCAAAGCAAACTTTAGCTACTATGTTAAGAATGTTTAATCCAGTTGGTACTGAGTACGATTATCAAGGTGCTATGGCAGCAGATATGCAACCACAAACAGAAGAAGGTGAAAACAAAGGTCATTGGGGATCAGTAGCACCAACACCTCTTGAATACAGATTACGCTATAACTTGCCTGAAAACTCTTACATGATGTTAAAAGGTGCAGAACATCCAACATTTCAAAAAGGTGTACAAGGTGAAGAAGAACGAGGCTACAAAGTTATGAAGTTTGGTGATCGTTATTTCTCAGTACCTCCTGAATTTACAAAGGATTAATATGAAACACATGACTAGAGAGTACAAGAAAGAAGATGCTTTACTAAGACCTAATAAAAAATCTACGCTTGAGAAGAAACAAAAAGAAAGGATCATGCGTAAAGAAAAGATAACAAAAGCATTTAATAAGATAGTAAAAGACCCATTTTAAGGTACAATGAAGTTATCTAACTACTTGGATAACCTATGCAGATCAAAGAAATTGAAGTATCAAAGTTAATTCCTTACGCTAATAATTCAAGAACGCATGATGATGCTCAGGTTGCACAGTTAGCAGCTTCAATAAAAGAATTCGGATTTAGAAATCCTATTTTAGTAGATGGAGTAGGAATTATAGCTGGTCATGGCCGACTAATGGCAGCAAGAAAACTTGGATTAGATAAAGTTCCAACAATTGACTGCTCAGACATGACAGAAACTCAAAAGAAGGCTTATATCATAGCCGATAATAAACTAGCATTGAATTCAGGGTGGGATAATGATTTGCTTAGTTTAGAAATATCTGAATTAAATACAAATGGATTTAACCTTGAAGTGTTAGGATTTAATGCTGATGAATTGAGTTCATTTATAAATGGGGTTAATTTTGATGCAGCGACTGAAGATGATCAAGGCAAATTAGACGAATTAGAGCCTAAATGGATTAATTGTCCTCATTGTGGTAAAGAATTTGATGCAAGACAAAGTTAATCTAAAAATTGATTGGGCTAGTCACGAAGCAGCTAAATATGCCTGTAAGAATTGGCATTATAGTAAATCTATACCTAAATCAAAGTTAGTAAAAATTGGTGCTTGGGAAAACAATATATATATAGGTTGTGTTATCTTTTCTTATGGTGCTACACCAGATTTAGTAAAGCCTTATGGGCTTAAAATGAATGAAGGTTGCGAATTGACAAGAATAGCATTAAACAAACATAAATCTCCTGTTTCAAGAATTATGGCAATTTCTTTAAAATTATTAAAAAAATCTAATCCTGGTTTAAAACTAGTAGTATCTTTTGCAGATTCAAATGAAAATCATCATGGTGGCATTTATCAAGCAACAAATTGGGTTTATTCTGGTATGTCTAGTGGATGTTTCTTTTTTAAAGACAAAAAAGGTAAAATTTGGCATCCAAGAAATGTAAGTGAAAATCTTAGTTTGTCAGGAAAAGTTATTAAACCTAGTCAATGTGAAAAAATATGGAAATCTGGTAAGCATAGATATTTAATGCCATTAGATGATAATATGCGTAAACAAGTGCAACAACTAGCAAAGCCTTACCCAAAGCGTATGAAGCAGGCAATGATCGATACCATCGACACAGCGAAGGTGCAACACCTATCCATACGCTCCACCGAACTTTCGGAGTTATAAAATGGCTCAAGGCAAAAAACATGAACCAACTCAGCAAGATAGAGATACTGCAAGACGATTATCTGCTTTAGGAGTACCTCATGAAGATATAGCTTTAAGGCTAAAAATATCAAGTGATACTCTGGTAAAGTATTATCAAGAGGAGTTAGATGAGGGCAGAATAGATGCTAACTCAGCTATTGCAGGAACACTATTTAATCAGGCAAAGAAGGGCAATACGGCTGCTGCAATCTTTTGGCTAAAGACTAGGGCTAGATGGAAAGAAACACAATCACATGAACATTCAGGGGTTGATGGTGGTGAAATACGGATAGCATGGGCAGATGAGACTCATAAAACTTAAATATAGGCCTAGGGAAGTATTTGAGGACTTTCATAAGCGTAAAGAACGATGGGCAGTATTAGTGGCTCACAGACGCTGTGGAAAGACTGTAGCTTGCATAAATGAATTAATAGTCAAAGCACTACTAGAAAACAAAAAAGAAGCACAGTACGCATATATTGCACCTTATTACGCACAGTCCAAATCTATAGCCTGGCAATACTTATTAAAGTTTTCAGAGCCTTTTAGAACGAACCAAAACCAATCTGAGTTATGGATTGAGTTATTCAATAATGCTAGAATCCGTTTGTTTGGTGCTGATAATCCTGATGCACTTAGGGGTTTATACCTAGATGGGGTAATCTTAGACGAATATGCCGATATGAAGCCCAGTGTATGGGGAAGTGTTTTAAGACCACTTTTAAGCGATAGATTGGGTTGGGCTGTGTTCATAGGCACACCCAAAGGCCACAATGCTTTTTATGATGTAT